GCGCTGTACGAGCAGCGGGGTGCCCTGATCGACGGGGCCGTCGCCGAGAAGCGCGGCATGTCCGACGAGGAGCAGGCGTCCTACGACGACCTGACCAAGCGTCGCAATGCCCTCGAGACCCAGATGGGGCCGCTCGAGGAGCGCCTCACGGAGGCCCTCGACCAAGAGAAGCGCGAGGCCGAGTCCGCCGAGATCCGCGCCAAGATCGGCGCCGACACCCCCGCGACCATCGTCAAGGACGAGGCGGTGTACCGGCCGAACTACGAGAACGGTCACAGCTTCTTCCGCGACATGGCTCTCGTGCAGCTGAACCGGGCCGGCGCCCGCGATGCCCACGAGCGCCTGGAGCGCACGACCCGCGCCGTGAATGCTGAGCGGGAGAAGCGCGCGCTCGGCAACACCAATGCCACGGGCGGTTCTGGTGGCGAGTTCGCTCCCCCGGAGTGGCTGGTCTCCGAATACATCGCGCTGGCTCGCGCCGGCCGCGTCACGGCGAACCTGCTCAAGCACGGCGACGTGCCCGCGGGCGTGTCCGTGATCGAGCTGCCGCGGGTCGCCACGGGTACCACGGTCGCGATCCAGTCGACGCAGAGCACGGCGCTGTCGCAGACGGACATGACCACGAACGCCGTTGGCACCGGGTTCACCACCGTCGGTGGCAAGCAGGTCGTGTCCCAGCAGATGCTGGACCAGTCGGCCATCGCGTTCGACCAGGTGATCCTCAACGACCTGGCTGCCGCGTACGCGCAGCAGATCGGCTCGCAGATCTTCATCGGGGCCGGCACGGGTGCGAACAACAACAGCGTCATCAACGGTCTGGCGAACGCTTCGGTGCTCGCCGCGAACCAGGCGACTCTGGCGGCGTCCCCGACCGCGGCGACGTTCTACTCCAAGGCCAACGGCATGTATGCCTCGTTCGTCGCGAACCGCTTCGCGGACCCGACGCACTGGATCATGCACCCGCGGCGCTGGTTCTGGCTGACGGCGCAGGTCGACTCCCAGGGTCGCCCGCTGGTGGTCCCCGCCTCGGTGGCCTACAACCCGATCGCGCAGAACGACACGGCTCCGATGGTGCAGGGCTTCGTGGGCACCTTCCTCGGCCTTCCGGTGGTCATCGACCCGAACGTGCCGACCAACCTCGGCGCGGGCTCGAACCAGGACGAGATCTTCCTCATCAAGGCCGACGACCTGTGGCTGTTCGAGTCCCCCGTGCAGGCGGAGTCGTTCCGGGAGCCCTACGCCGACAGCGTGGGCGTCCTGTTCCGGCTCTACGCCTACGCGGGCACGATCCTCAACCGCTACAACTCGTCCATCGCCACCATGAACGGTGCGGGCCTGGTCCCGCCGACGTTCTGATCCGCTGAGCTGACAAGGAGATACAGATCATGGCTGAGGATTACGAGAAGTCTGAGGAGACGGGTCGCATCGCGCGCACTGTCGAGGATGCGCGCCGCCTGCACCACCTGGCGAGCGCCGACCCCGAGCGCGAGCGTGACGGGCTGCTCACTGGTCCCGCGCACGAGGAGAAGTACGGCCTCGAGCGTGCGGATGCTTCGGCGGCAGCCTGGCGCTCGGTCGGGGTTCACCCCACCGAGAACCGAGCTCTCGTCGGTGATGAGGACGGTGCGGAGAACCTGCGCGGCATCGGCGGCTACGAGAACGCCGACGGCGCACAGGGGCAGGAGCGGGCGGTTCGCCCCTCCGCCAAGAAGTAACCACGGGGACGTGGGGGCGGCGCCCCGTCGCCCCCACGTCACTATCTGAGAGGCGCCGCGCATGCCGTTCGACCTTGGCGACGTGGTGACGCTGCCGTTCCAGACGTTCGACGCCGCCACGGGTGGCCCTGCGAACGCTGGAACGGTGACCATCACCATCACCCAGCCCGACATGAGCGTCGTCGGCCCCACGACCGTGGCGCCGAGCCTGACGGGCCTCTACTCCTACCAGTTCACGCCGACCATGGCGGGGCGCCACATCGCCCGCTGGGTAGCGGCCGCACCGAATGCCTCCGCGTACGCCGACGCCTTCGACGTCTCCCCCGCCGACCCCGGCTACCTGATCTCCCTCGCGGACGCCAAGACAGCGCTACGGTTGACCGGTACCAAGGATGACGACGAGCTGCGCCTGTTCCTTGAGGCCACCACGGACATCGTGGAGAACTTCGTCGGCACCGTCCTGCCGCGCTCGTTCACCGAGCAGCACGACGGGGGCGCTCAGACGATCGTGCTCTACCACCAGCCGGTGCTGGCGGTGCAGTCATTGACGGTGATCGTCGGGAACATGACGTGGACGTTGACGAACCAGCCGCCCGGTCAGTCCACCGACTTCTACGGTTTCTCCCTCGACGACGCCGAGGGCGGTCGGATCACCCGCCGCGGCTCCGCGTCCATCCCGATGCAGTTCGAGGGTGGGCCCGGTGGCATCTCGGTCACCTACACGGCTGGGCGCCCCGTGATCCCACCGGGCATCAAGCTCGCTGCGCAGATTATCCTGCAGCACCTGTGGCGCACGCAGCGCGCCTCGATGCCCGCGTCGAACCGTAACGACGGCGACACCGCTATCCCCGTGTCGATGGAAGATCTGCCGTCCTACGCGATCACGCTGCTGGAGCGGTTCGAGCAAGTGCCTGGGTTCGCCTGATGGCTAGCGCGTGGCCGCGGGTCGTGACGGCCCTGATCGGCATCCTGCCGACGCTGCCTGGCTGGTCCGGCGTGCAGGTCTTCGACGGTCCGCCGAACACCGAGCAGGAGTTCACCTCATACATCACCGTGGGGCATCAGGATGGCGCCGACACGGGCGGGTCCTTCACCCAGGACTACGCCGACGACGGGATCTTCTGGCAGGAGTCCGGCGACGTGGTGTGCCGGCTGGTCGTGCAGACCGGCAACGACGACCTACCGACGGTGCGCACAAGCCTGTTCGCGTTGCTGGACTCTCTGCAGCAGTACCTGCTAGCCGACCGCTGGCTCGCCGGCACCCTCACGCCCGAGGGCTGGTCGAACGTGACCGTGGACCCGCTCGTGGTCAAGGAAGCGTCAGGGACCGCCATGTCCCTGCTCATCACCCTGCACTACTACACCCGCATCTGAGAGGACGAAGGACCATGGCTGACCTGACCGAGGCCCAGCAGTACCAGCAAGCCCTGCAGCGCGAATACAACACCTACGTCGCGGTCGAGGCAATCGACGTCAACGGGGCTCGCGCCTTCAACCCCGGACACCCGGTGCCCGTGTCGCACGTCGAGAACGGGATCGTGCCCCGCACGTCCGTCGTGAAGGTCGACACCAAGGCTGCGAAGGCTGCCCAGCAGCCCGAGCCCACCACACAGGCCTGACCCCACCACCCCGCAGGTCCCGGCAGACGTCGGGGCCTTTCTCTTGCCCTGAAAGGCGCCCGCAATGGCTAACCCCGCACTGCCTGCACTGCAGGCCCTCACCGACCCCGGTTTCCTCTACTGGGCGCCGCTCGGTTCGACCCTGCCGCTGATGACCGTGACGGCCTCGAAGTTCTCCGTCACGTGGGCCACGCCGTGGATTCCCATGGGACCCACCGAGTCTGGTTCGGACTTCTCCTCGAACACGACCGTCTCCCCGATCCCGGTGGCCGAGCTCCTCGAGGCCCCGCTGTGGCGCGCCACCGACCGCGTGTCGTCGTTCGGGTTCTCCCTGGCGAACGTGACGGCCACGAACCTGTCACGGGCGTTCAACGGGGCACAGACGACCGTCACCTACGGCACCCCCGCGGACGCGACCACGCAGTCCACGCAGGTCACCCCCGTCACTCTCGGTCAGGAGATCCGCTGCATGATCGGCTGGGAGTCCCTGGACAGCACCGTCCGCATCGTCGGATACCAGTGCTTCAACGGCGGCGACGTCAAGCTGAGCATGGGCAAGGTCCCCGCTAAGGCCACCATCCCGTGGGCCGCGAACCTCGAGCTGCCCGCTGGTGGCGTGCCGTGGAACATCTGGACCGCGGGCGCGAACCGTGCCTGACATCGAGTTCCACGGGCAGACGTTTGCGCTGGAGGACCACTTCTCCGACTTCGCCCTGTCCGAGTTCGCCGCTGCTGCAGCGGAGGACGTCGACTCGGAGACGATGGAGGGCGCCGCTGCCGTGTTCAACCTGCTGGAAGCGTGCATCGTCCCCAAGGACTGGGCACGGTTCCGCAAGCACGCGCGCCGGCACGGTTCCACCGAGGAGCTTCTGCCGATCATCGCGGAGGTGTTCAAGCTTCACGCGGGGCGCCCTACTTCGCCGTCCACCGACTCGTCGGATGGGCGCGGAGCAACGGAGCTGAGTTCCGAAGTGAGTGTCGACGACAGGGCCTTGGACCTGCTCGCTGGGCGACCCGACCTGCAGCTGATGGTCATGGAGTCCCGCAGGACTGCATGACCCTGACCGAGGTGTGCGACGTCGCCTACATCATCCTCCTCGGCAAGCTGGAGCAGCGCATCCTGCACGAGCGGTTGGTGTGGGCGACGCTGGCGCCGCACCAGGAGGCAAAGGACCGCAGCGACCCACCGGACCTCGAGCAGGCCGTCGCCGACTTCGACGCGGCCCTTGACGCGGCACCTGTGGCCGTCACGACCGACCCCGACCGCCTCGTCCTGCTGGAAGCGCTGGGGGTGCTCTGATGGCCACTGCCGAGATCCGTGGCAGGGAGCAGCTGGCAGACCTCGGCAAGCGGCTCAAGACGGCCGGAGACCCGGCGAGGGGGCTGCGGCTGGAACTGCTCCGCGGCATCCGCGCTGCGGCGGTGCCAGCGGTCAAGGACGCACACGAGGCGGCCCGGTCGATGCTGCCCAAGGCGGGCGGTCTGAACGAGCGGGTGGCGAAGGAGCCGATCAGTGTCCGCACCCGGCTGACGGGCGCGTCGGTGGGTGTGCGGATCACCACGACTGCCACCGACACCCGTGGCGCGAACCGAGGCACCTGGCGCCACCCAGTG